GAACCGGACTGAGCCACGCCGTTGATATAAAGAGCAGTGTTGTCTGAATCGTCAACGGTTCCTACAATGTGATACCACGTATCGGCTGAAACTGAAGACGAAGCAACGCCGCGATAAGTTGCGTTGGGATACCAGGAAACTTGGAAAGTGGCACCAGTCATCTGAACAGCAAAACGATTCCCACTATCTGTTGTTTCAAGAATAATTTGATCGCTGCCACTTACAGAGCCTGCCTTTGCCCAAATTGAAATCGAGCCGCCAGAGGTGACATCAATCCCGGTTCCACAAGTCAGATAATCCGCTGTACCATCCAGAGATAATGCTCGACCAGAAACTAATGTTCCGGTATTCGAGTCTCCTGACAAATCCCGCGCATTGCCTTCGCCCACAACAAAACGAGAATCGAGCGTTAAGCTTTCTTTCGGGTAAGTCTGGCTTATGTCGGGAACGCTTATCATGCGAATGCCTGCCCAACCACTGCCGCGTAAATGTTGAACGTTGAGCCGCTTGGTATGCAGGTGAAACTTACAAGGTCCACCGCACCGCTGGCCGTGCTCTGTACGTGATGCGCTCCGCCTGAAAATTTAATCTCGCCGGTTACTGCTGTACTGCCGCCGTCGCTGTAAACTGTTACGGCTGAATCTCCGTAGTCGAAAGTTCTAGCGCTTGAGTCTTGGGTGATCTTTGCCGTTACTGTTGTGACTGATCCGTCGGCCGGTGCGTTGAAAAATTTAACCGCCGTGACGTTTGCCGCCAGTGTAATATCGCCGAAGTTCCCGTTATCGAAATCGATGATCATTGTGCCGTTAGTGTCTGCTAAATAAACCGGCTCGCTTGTGGCGGTATCTGAGCCAGTTCCAGCGTAATAAGTAACCGCGCCCCGAACATCTATTTTTGTTGCTGGTGACAAAGTACCGACGCCTAAACTACCATTTTCGACATAAACCCCGGAAGCGTCGATCCCGAAAATATCTGAGCCCCCAACGCGAAACTCTAAGTTGTTAGACGTTTTACGTCGCAACATTAAATCAGGATCAGAGATGAAACCGATTTCATCAGCAAGCCTTACCTCCGCATTCCCGCTGGCCACATGAACCTCAACGCCTGCCGCGCCTGCCGCGCTTAATCTCGTAACCTCTGCCCCGTCGCTCGTATCAACATTGATGACCGCGCTACCATCTGAGCTAGAAATAGCAATTGCGCTGCTGTCATTGTCTGGAATTTCAGTTTCGCCGACGTTTACGCCTTGGCCTTTTTCAATGATTGCCATTTTGTGCGCTCCTAATTAGTAGGTGAAACCTTCGGCTTCGACTGTAAGACTAGAACCCGAATCGCTTGTCCAAGTGACTTTGAGATCAGCGATGTGGAAATCGAAATCAACTAACGTTCCGGTGGTGGCTGCAATCGCCTGCGATTTGATTTCGCGATAGTTGCCGCTAGGGAAGCCGTGATAAAACTTAAGCGTACCCGCTGCGCTCGCGTAAACATACACACACCCGCCGCGCTGGCCTTGTGTTGTGCCGTACATCGTAAAGCATGTTTGTTCGCCTGTGGTTGCCACCGTTGCGTCGTAAACGATCCCTTGTTCTCGTGTTGCCATTGTGTCGATCCTCCGGTTCTAGTGTTTGTCGTGTCTAAATCTTAGTGAAGCGTTTAATTGATTCGTCGGCCTGAAAAGCTCGATTCTGCTGCGCCGCCACCGATCACAGGCTGGCCACTGCTAAAAGTGATATACGCGCTGACATAATCAGCGGCCTCTAGCTTTAGCGCTTCAAACGTGTAGGACCACATAACGTGGGCTCCCGCATCGATATCGCCAAGAACGAATGTTTTAAGCTCGGTGCCGTTATTGTATGCGCTTGCATTCTTTCGGATCAGTACGTTCACAACCTTGGCATCGGTGGACGCTTCGACCTTTAACGAGAAATTAAAGCAATAAACGCCCGCCGTCGGTGCTGCTGCCTTCTGGCCGCCAGTGCTGAACCATTCGCCGTGGTCGTGGTCTTCTGTGTCAAAGTCGATTCGGTCGTTGGTGCTGGGGCTTTGGTTGCTGCTTAGATATGCGCTAAAGGTTGGGATCGCCTTTTGAAATCGTGGGCACTGAAACCAAACGTCTGCGACGCTGGCCTTACGTTTCAAAACTACCTTTGCAAATGCTGCCGTTGATACCGCTGGAAGAAAGCCCTCAACCCACTGCCAGGTGTTAGCGGTTGTAACTGCTTGTTCGACTGGATCGGATCGGCTTAAATACGTTTTGTTTTTGTCGTACCATTCAACCGTTATTTTCACCAAGTTTGCGCCGGTGGTGCTGCCACGCGCCCACGATCCGACCGTGTAGATCTCGTTATGTTCAACCGGAATATAGTTAGATGATACCGCCGAAATAACCGCTGTGTTTGGAAGCTTAAGCGAATAGCGGCCGGTTTTCTGCTGCGTCGAATCCCTAGTCGCATCCGTTCCCCATGTGCCAGTGTCGAGTGTCCAGCCGACTGGGGCCGAGTAACCGTCGAAAAGCCATAAGTCGAAACGTGGATCCCCGATCAGGTTGCTGCCGGTTTCGATGCTGTTTCGGTCTAGCTGGCTGGCAACGATTCCACCGGTTCGGCGATGGTCTAAAACTGAACTAATCGAACTTGCGCCGGTGACGGCTTTTCCAAGCTGCGCCATCTCTACCGGGATCCCTGGATCGACTGCGCCGGTGGTGACTGCTTCCGTAAAGACTGCGCCGGTTGATGGATCCATATACGCGAAAGTGTCTTTAGATTTACGGCAATATTGGAGCCATAGCGGCGCACGCCACCCGATCGAACAATTGCCCAACGACGCACGACCGGCCGCGACTTCGAGATCTCGATCTACAACTGCGATCTTTGTGGTGGCTGATCCTGTTGGAGTCGATGCAACTGGTTGATTCGATCCAGTGCTTGCCAATAACCCACCGCGTGGACTGCTGCCCATAACCAGATCGTTATCAATGACGACTGAGGTAATAGTTGAACTCGGATCGCTTGCTGGTTTGCATAACGCTAGAGTCAGTTTAATGTGTGGCCTGTCTCCTAAAGGTTGCACCTCTCGGCCTATAACTTCCATGGTGCTGGTGTTGCTGAGTCCGTCGATATGCCGCCACAAAAAAACATCATTATCGAGCGTTACAACGTCGCCGATCTCAATGTCTAAATGTTCCAGTGAGGTCTTAATCGCAACAACTGGCAAGCCATAAGCAAAGCGGGGCATTACATAATCTTTTGCCCACATAAAGGGCACGGTGCAATCATGTCCAACGGTTCCCTCTTGCGTGACCATTTCAAGCCAGTAGGCATCTGGCCAGCCTCGCGTTGATGTGCTGTTAAAGCCGCGAACACCTGCCGTTACGGTTATTTTTCCGACTCCCTTTGTCATTGGTATGTAGTCAGTAACAAAATAATCGTCGTTGTCTGAATCGTCAGGATCTAGGCCGTAGGATTCGCCGATCGAGGTCGTTTCGATTGTGCCGTTGTCGTTGATCTGTGGGTAATATGCGAAAGTATCTTCCTGCATGGTAATGCCGGTGATCTTCATTAGTTCGCGCCGCCAATTAAACACCGCATATTTTGACGCGCTGATTCGGCCTGAAGAACTGCCACCGCCGAAACTTAAATCGCCTTGTGTAGAACCGGCCGCCGTAATCTCTGTTGTTCCCCATGTGCCGGTGAATCCTGATATTTGACGGAAACAGAGTTGGAACTGTTCGGCGATCGCATCACCTGGGTTTTTGCTGGCCGAAAATGGGTTTTGAATACCTGCGCCCGGTGGTCCCATTAAACGAACTTCAGAAGTTACCACGTGCGCGTGTTCTTCTTTGCGCCACGTTCCAACCTCATTAATCGCCGCTGTATCTGATATCCTGATCCGTCTGCCGTCGTCTGCACTTGTAGCCAGTCCCACCCAGAGATCGTTAATAATGTGCGTTTGGCTTTCAATCTGCTCAAAGTCTGCATAGTCAGAGGTTGAAAAGTGCCGGGCCGCGCTTGCGTCTCTATTGAACACCTTGAACTTAAAAACGCCGGATGCATCAATAAACAAAGCTCCAGGCATATAGAAACAAATATCGTCGATTAGTTTGCGAACGGGTATTCGATTTTCTGGGCCGGGTTTATTGCCTGCCGTACTTGCTGAGCCTTGCCACCGGCGCGGGCCGTTCTCATACACCGTTGGATTATCGTTATATGTCTCAATTAGCTGAGAATATTCATGAACCAAACCAAGGCTTGTCATTGTATAATGATCGATTAAGTCGTTATCAGCATGATCAGGATCGAAACTGTTTGTATCAATAAGGCCCGCCGGTACGCCTGCAAATTCGAGTAACTGCTTAAGAACCTGCAAGGGATGCTTGCAATAGTACGCGCCGCCAAACTCTATTGAATCGCTCACTTCTGCATAGTCTGAACATTTAAACGTGATCCCGGTTTCGGTGGGGATAATTTCCTCGATTAACCCGCGAAAATACCCGGCGAATTCGTCCTCGCCTAACTCCGGTGTTCCTAGCGTGATCTTAACGTCGCGGCCTTTGAGCGGGTACGTTCCGTTTATGCGTCGAATGGTGCCTTCGTCTAAACAATCAAGGGCGATGGTGCCGGTTTGAAGTTTGCGCGTGTAGGGATCGAGCTTGTGACTAAATGCCGTCACGTCGGAAATCAAGATCTCGCCGTCGATGGCTGAGTTTGGACCGCTTAAAAAGTTGTAAACCTGCTTGAAAGTAACCGTAACGGTTGCGCTGGCTGAAGCGTTGGCGCTCATTTCAAGCGTTCCGCTCCCTTTGCTTTGAATGGTGGTGCCAGTAGGGATCCCGGTGCCGTGCACTTCCATACCCACGACTAAATTTGTCGTTGCAGTGTTTAACGTCGCGTCACCGCTTACCGTGTCAATTGTCGCGGTAACAACTCGCGCCTCGATCCGTGCATGGATCACCGGCTCGACGATGCTTTTGCGATATGCTTTTACCCAATCCGAATCGAGCGTTAAAGTCATTGGATCAAGTCTCTGTTAAGGTGAACGGGTAAAGCTCGCGCATCTCAAGCGTTAACTGCCGCGCATTTGGTAGTGTTTGCGGGAAGTCTAACCCGCCGATTTGGTGCATGAGCTGCGTATCTTCTGGGGCCGTGCTTGGGTTTTCGCAATACAAAAACGGCTTAGAACCTTGCGCGCATTCGCTCCACCACGAATCAACCGTTGCGATGTTTGCCGTGCCATCAATCAAAGTGGTGCCGGTTCGTTTGGCTTGGCCTTTGTTGAAAGTGTACCTGGTGGTGACGCCGGATCGGGCTTCAAAGTCTGAAACTCTTGACTCGGTGCGCTTGTCGTCTAACGTGTTGTCGAACTTGTAGGGTAGGTGACGCCGACGACCGAGCCAGAATTCGCCGATCTCTGGTGTCATTGTGCCGGTTGTTTTTACGATTTTGATTCGAACATATTTAGCGTTTGGCGATGTGGTGTCTACAGTGTAACGCATCGGATCCGATCCGGTGTGATGCAAATCAAACTTAACGAGTCGCGTTGATGGCTGGGAACCGGTCCAAGTGGCAATGGTAGACGGGGATCCGAATGTGTTATTGTCGGAAACTTCAACGGTCAAAGTCATACCGACCCCGCCGAAGTTATGCCCGGCAATCATGACGCAATCATAATCGGGCGCAGTCGTTTGAAGTCCGAAAGATAAATAATAAGTTCCAGCTGCGCTTGCTGGTTTGGTGACGCTGTGAAGAAACCGATCATAGGCTCGCGTGGTTGGATAATCTGCGTGTGCTAAGTCGGTTGCGGTATCAACGTTATCGCTTGCACCTGTTAACCATTTGGCTTGGCCTGCCGATTCTACCGCATTGGAGCCAATTAGAACCGGTTTGTCGTTTGTTACGAGTGCCTGCTCTGCTGCTGATAATGCTACCGCCGTCATATTGCGTAACCTCGCCGCTTGAGTCGTCCTAAGCTCGGCATGAGCTGATCAGCCACGAACCGATCGAGCTGTCCCGCGCTGCGTGGTGCCAAAACGTTTTCGTTAAAATTGACGGTAACACCTGCACCGCCGCCGGACTGGACCACGCCACCGGCTGCCGCTGCTGCTGGTGCTGGTGCGCCTGCTACCTGTAAAAGTGCGCGAGTTAAGTTTGCAGGAATGATCAATTCGCCCGGGGTCAATAACCCTAACTCGGTATCTTGGTTGCCGGTGCCGCCTACAATGCCGCCTTTATTAAACTTGTTTAAAAGTCCTTTAATGGTTGCAAAGGCTGCCGTCGCTGCAATCCCGCCAAGCACTGGACCCACGAAAGGGATCGACGCTTGCGAACTAAAGGCCGCCGCCGCACTTTCGGCCGCATAAGCTAGAATTGCTTTTTCCACGAAATTGATGATCGAAGTCAAAGCGCTTTTTGCCATCTCTTTAAAGGCTGTTCCGAGATCCTCTATGTTTGCACTGAACGCGCCGAACGCATTAGAAACCGGCCCGGCATACATATTTACAAGCTCTTGCCCTTTTTTGAGGTTTTCGTTTTGTAGTTTGATTTCGGCTTGTTCGCGCTCTTTAGCGCGTTTTGCTGCCAATGCGCTTGCTTTCGCCGCTTCCTTTTGTGCTGCTACTTTTTTCTTAAGTGCTTCGCCGGTTTTGTTGATGGCGTTAAATTCGCGGTTGTGTGCGTCGGTTGATGCGTCAACGGCCGGTGTGATCTCCAGTGTCATAGAATCGACCGCGTGAAGCATATCTCCGGCCATGTTTGCCAGACCTTCGGACATATTGGCCGCGCTGTCTTCCGCGTCCGTCATGGCTTGCACTGTTTGATCGATGTTGTCTTGTATGCCCGCTTTCATGTCGCCGGTGGCAGTTGTAACTGCTTCGGTGAATCCGCGAATGGGGTTTGAATCTAATAGACCTAAAGATACCAAACCGTCCAATACAGGATTTAACTTATTTAAAAAATGACTGGCCCCCTTGGCTGCAAGATCAATAGCCGAAGCAATACCTAATAAAGCAGTCGATCCAATAACCTGCAAACCGCGAAAGACGTTTCCGATTCTCGAACCGATATTCTGAAACAGCATGAGAGCACCGGCTCCAAAACTGATCAGACCCTTAACAAAACCTTTCAGGCTATCAACGCCGGTTTTCGACTTCTTTTGTAAGTCTGTGAAGTGATCGAGCATTGGCGTGAAAGCTTTTACTAACAACTGGCCGAGCTGGCTTTGGGTTGCTCCTGCGACTTTAGTAAACCGGCCTAAACTGTCGTTGAATTGTTCCGAAGCTGTTAAGGCATCGGCCCCCATAACGATCCCGAGATCCTGGGCCTCTTGCGTTAGTTCGTTGATCCCGGTGGATCCTAAATTCAAAAACTCCGTCATAGCTGCGCCGCTGCCACCGAATAGATCAAGACTTGCCGCCGACTTCTCAACGCCGTCGGGTAACTCTTTGAATGCGTCGGCTATTTCAAGCATAACTTTCTCTGAGCTTTTAATGTTGCCGCTAGAATCTTTTACGTCGATTCCTAAACGTTTAAACGATTCCGAACCGGTGCCGACGCCTTCGGCTGCCTCGCGAATTTTTTTGTTAACTTCTGCAAGCGCAGACGATTGTTCGTCTATCGACGTTCCAGAAACTTGCATCGCGTGATCAAAGCCCTGATAGGCCGTTGTGCTTAACCCTATACTCCGCGACGATTTTGCGATTTTGTCGCCAAGCTCTGCCGTTGATGTGGTCAAGTGGATTGTACCGGCTACGGCTGCCGTTGCTGCTGCGGCAATAGCGATCCCGGCTGCGGCATAGGATCCCTCTAAAGCGTTGATCTGTTCGCGTAGGCTTGCGACTTTTGGTTCGTTTTCTTCTGCTTCTTTTTTTTGTTCTTTGAGTTTATCGGCGAGTTTTTCCGCTTCTTTTGCTGCGATTTCGTCGGCTTTAGCTTGTGCCAGTTTTGCGAGTTGTAAGTCTATAATCGCCTCAGTCGCTTTTTTTGCTGCTGTGGCTTGTTCAAGTAGTTCTTTCGGGATCTCTTCGCCAGCTTTGGCAAATGCCGACGCTTTGCGCGTTGCGATGGTGTACTGTTCGTTTAATTCTGCGAGCTTTGTAGCGACTGGATCACCGGCTGCCGCTTCTTTCTCCATCGCGAGCTTAAGTTTCTGCGATGCAGTCAACTGCATGTTTTTGGCTTTGCGTGCTTCGGCTGCTGTCTTTGCGAGCTTCTGATCTGACTTGGCTATTTTTTCCGCTTCTGCGGCTATCGCGTTGGCTACTTTGCGAACGCCTGCGCTTGCGTCGTCTTTGATCGTCGCTTGGACCTCAACACCGGATCCGCGTCTTGCCATTTCTGATCCTCCGTTTGCCTTTGCCGTTCTCGGTGCTTCTCAATCTCTCGATCAATTAGCTCCATGGTTTCGATCCACCGTGGGGGCTGATCAAGCACACCACCCGAAACCGCCGTTTTGCCCCGATTCTCTAACCATCCCCAATCGCGCAACGCGTCCGAACACCACCGCGCCTCAGTCAAAAGCCAACTTTTTGGACACCTGCGAAAACTGTTTCCAAGCTTCGTTATGTGCCGAAAGCGATGGCCATCGGCTCCGATACAGTTTCGACCTTCTGCGAGTCCGTCGCCGATGCATCTTCTGCAATCCCATCGCAACGAAGCGTCGTCGCTAAGTTGGAGTCTTGTTGCTTTTCTAAGGGTTTTTTTTCCTGCTCGGTAAGACTTGCCGCTGTGAATATTTCAAGCGCTACCTCTGCCACGATTTCTGATTCGCCATGTTTGGCCAGGCTGTCGCCGTCGGTGATCTCAACACCTCGCATTGAATAGCCTGAGACCTTCGTGACGTGCATTTTAACGGCTTGCTGTTGCCAACGAATCATACTGGCAAGGTCGACGCCTGCCGCCGGTGCTCCGGCTTCTATGGACGTTTGAAGCGATACAAGTTTCCGCTTATCTGCCTCGGTGGGATCCTTGATCCATACCTTGTACGGATCTGGATCCTGCCGGTTGTCGAACGCCTCTGGTATATACTCACGAACCTGATCCGGTCGCGGCCCCTGTATACTGCGTGCCATTGTTTGCCCCTGTTTCGTTATGGAAAGTCGACGCTGATTTCGTCGCCGTCGGTTGATGCGACACGTGCCACAAAGTTAATCGTAACAGTTGCTTCTTCTGCTTCTGGAATTTCAACCGCTGTGACTTCTGGCCGAATTGCTGGAAGTTGGATTTTCATCATTTCCGTTGATGTGTTGGCACCGGCTCGCACGATTGCGGCCAGTGTTGTACCGTTCCAGGCATCGGCCACGACTCGCGAAATGTCGCTTGTTGCTGAGTTGTTTGTGTCGTGAAAACAATTGAAAGAGCCGGTAACTTCGCGAGCCCCCAGCGACAAACCAACCGGCGTGGCTTGGCCTGCTTCGTCGCGTGCCTTAATTCCGGTGGTGTAGGAAACACTCGCCGATATAAAGCCCATGGACGTCCCGCCCAAACTCAGATCCGACTCAACCGGTGAAACTGGGCTATTTGTTGTTAGTGTTTGAGCGTGCGCCGCCGATTCAATTGTGGAGTCGTCGTCAAATGTTTGCGCGTTTGGTGATAGGTTAACTTTATGCGTTGCCGAATCAATGCCGGTGACAAGGTAAAAGTTCCCGCTGTTATTGTTGACGCTCGACGGTGTTTCGCGAAACTGCACGTAAGCACCTGCTCTAAATCGTTGCGCCTGATTCGCATCGACGACGACATAAGCGTTAGACGCTGATCCGGCCCCGTTAATCGTTGCACCCTTGGCGAAACCATACGAACAAAACCCGCCGCTTGCTGTAATCGTTGCCAGTTCGTTTGCGCCGATGCTGAACTCTACCGACTCTACCCAACAGCCTGAAATTGTCTCATAATGTTGAGTACCCGATGTTTTGTGAAACTGTAGGCTTAACGGTTCGGTTTTATCTGCGCCGCTGTCGTGGCAACTGTAGGTTACATCGGTTGATGTGTTGACGTAACCAAACGCCGCTTTAAGAATTGCGCCGCAATCGGGCTCGGTGGTTGCGCTTGATCCGTTGGGCTTCACGTAGAACGTCGCCGACCATGTGCCGCCTTCTTTGCCTGCGACTTCGTTCTTTGTGCTGGCCGTTCCGGTGCGCTCCATGTTTTTAAGATATTCCTGAGTTGGGTTAATATCTAAGTTAAGCAATGGAAGGGCATCGGCTGCTACTGGTTTTTGAACGGTGTTAAATGTCGTTTCGACCATTCCCCAAAATTTTTGCTGTGTGCCTGTGGCTAGTGCTGTGGCCATTTCTAGATCTCCGTTTCGGTTTCAAGTTCTTCGATTTCTTCGTCTTCTGGTTCTGCCGGTTCTTCGCCTTCGGCATGGGTCCAGCCTGTTTCGAGTAGGCTTTCGGCGTCACCTTTAGACACTTCAACCGCTTGGCCTGCCTGGATGATTCGGCCGTTAAAGTTTGTTTCGTGTGGTGGGCATAGCTTCATAATTTTAATCCCCTGCGTAAACGTGAACGTCGACGCCTTGTGTATAAACGTATCGAGTGGTGGAGTTATCGCCGCGACCTACTGCACTGGAACCATCGCGTAGAATGCACGTGGTTACGGTTGCGCCTAGTGTTGTGTCGCCGTTAATGCAATCGATGATTGCTGTCATATAACGCCGCATAAACTGCTCGGCACCGGCTAAATTTGCATCGCTTATAAAAGTGACTGCGACCGTACAATCGACGGCTAAAAGATTCATTCGTTGCTGTTCAAAGGTCCAACCTTCGTCGAATACTTCGATCAGTGGCGAACGATTGTCGAACGGTGCACGGTGTGCCAATACATCAACCGGATCGGTTAGTGCGTTGGTGCTCATGCTCTGAGCACTTTCAACCGCTCGAAGCTTTGCCGGTAGGTTGCTGTCGAGGTATGCCGCAAGTTTAACCACCGCTTGATCTATGTGCTTTTCGCCCGCCATTACATCGCGGCCATTCTGCGATTTGCTCGTGTAATGATTTCTGTTTGCCAGTCGCTGACAATTTCAACAAGCTTGTGCTTTAAGGTATCATCGAGATCGTTAAAATCTAAAAATGGACGTGGTGGAATGTTCGAAATTGGATAACCTTTTTTCTTACGTCCGAAGTTTTGCGCGATTGCGTACCGATGTTTTCGAATGCCAAAGATCAATGTTTTATCGGTCAGTTTTATCGTGCCTTTTTTGGGGCTTGTTACAACGCCTTTGATCTTGCCAGTAAGAACAAGTAGAGCCCGCGACCCTTTGCCGATCCGTGGTGTCCATGGTTCGCCGGTGTTGCTGGATTCGCTTGCGAATGCTTTGCGAGCTTCGGACGCTAAAAACTCGGCGTAACGTTCAAGCGGTTCGCGTGTCGTCTGCATGTGCTCGCCGATTTTTCGCAATGCGTTCACCATTGGAAGGTGCGTTGCAGTAATCGCAAACGACCAAACACCGTTAGAACGTGGCGACGGTCCAAGGTTTTTCGGTAAATATGCGTTTTTGACGGCACCCATTTAGAACACCTCATCGCGGCTAAAGGTGGGGGCGAAATCGCCGTTACTAACTGATAGATCATCATCATTATCAGTCTGAACGCCGCGAATCTGACGCGAAGAACTCGAACCGGATCCAGCGTTAAGCATAGCGCTGTAACGCATGGGATGGTTGAGTATGTCGGTTACACGCTCGTTAAAGCGCTCTACGTCGTCAATTCCGGCATCGTTGCCACCGTCGCCACCTGCCGAAGCAAATGCGATCCGAGTTCGGCCGACTGCATAATCGAGAACCCAAGACCGCATAATTTTGACGCCATCGGTGCCGGTGATCGGTGTTGTGACTTCTGCCGCGTTAAGCGCACCATGTAGCAAAGCCTCGGCTTCGTCGATCCATTCGCTAACTTGCGTGCTGGTCGGCGAGCTTGATCCGTCAATTGTGCGGTAAGGTAGCCGCGCACTGACTTGGGCCGTGCTTACATAAGTTCCCATTGCTTAGGCTTCGGCTTTCTTCGAAGCTTTCTTTCGCCGACGTGGTGCCGGTTTTTGCTTCGGTTCTTCTGCCGGTGCTGCTTCTGCTACTGGTGCCGGTGTCGGCTCCGGTGCTTTCGGCTTGGCTTCGATTTCTTCGATCTCTAAACTCGGATCGTTAACCATGTATTCGGGCATGGTTTTGAACTGAGTAAAGCTCGACGAAGTAACAACGCGCATTGGGCCACCTTTGCCATCACGCAAAAGCGTTGGCCGCTGGGCTTCTCTTAATCTAACGTTCCACATTGTTTCGATCCTGGTGTTGACGGCCGAACCCTTGGGGCAAGGATCCGACCGTCGTAATTCACCGGTGAGTTATTAGCTGTTGACGCTCTTAGTCGCGCACTGCCAGAATCCATAGCCAGCGGCATAACGCGCTCTAACGCCGTAACTGAAAATCTCACGCATAAACGCGGATTCGGTGTTGGTTTCCAAGCTGCTGAACTCAAGCGCATCACGCTCTTGGAAAATCAAGCCGCGTAGGCTGTCAGTTCTGAGCATGTACCAATCATTGGCGTCGCTTAGACGTGGCGAGATGATTAGATCCGCCATGCCTGCCTGCATGTTGCTAGTTTGAGAAATCATGGAAGCGCCGAGAACTTCGCGGAAGTTCTTTTCAAGTGCCGGTGGTGCAACAACTGCAAATGAACCCGCGCCGTCTCCGTGGAAAGGCTCGCCCGCCTCATTTTTGTAACCCAAAATTGCGGCCTTGCTTGCTGCAAAATCGGTGGCGATAGCTGACGTAGTAACGCCCGAGCCTGCGAGTAAATTATCCTGGGTTCCGCCTTCGTCGGCTCGTGCCGTGTGGCTGTTGCCAAAGAACGCTGTACCATCATAGCAAGCGTCCGACGTGCCATCGATCAACGCATTAATGATCAACTTGTTGACGTGTGCCGATGCTGTCGCGGCCATTTGCTGAATACGACGACGGATTGATCCGCTTTGGTTATCGTCCAGATCCGTGCGCTTAACTTCGATGGTTGCCGTGTAAACGGTGTTGTTCAAAGTGTAGCCGGTATCTGACAATGGCGTGACGTGACGTGTGCCTTTAAGCTCCGACATTTGCGGGGCTTGGCCCAACCATTCGTATTTCTCTTTATCTGACTGCGATGATTCAACGTAACAGAGTTTCGGCGCTAGGCTTTGTTCTGCGTTGAATGATTCCATAAAAAGAGCTTTAAGCCCTTTTTCTAGGCTTGTGCTGCTATAAACTAATGACATTTTTTAAGCTCCTTTATGCTACGAGTGCATCTGGTCCGATACGAACCCAGCCTTCTGAAGCTGAAACGTATTCAATTAAACGGCCCGCGACTGGCGCGTTAGACGCCTGCGTTTCGTCGATAGTAGCGTCATCGTCTGCATAGACCATCGCGCCCACGTCCTCCTGTTCGAGTGTATCGGCTGCGAAATTAAACTCGCCTTCGAGACATTCGACGTAATAAGAACCGCTCGCGGCACTTGTTACCGTTGCCGCTGCAACGCCTACGACTGCTTTGTTACCGCTTGCTGCCGCTGCTGGAATTGCCAAACCTGTTGACGCTAGGCAAACCATGCCGCCCGCGTAGCAAGTTTCGCTTGCTTTCATCAGATACCGAGTTTTGCGGGTGATCCCGCGAGATTTGGTTACTCTCTTTGCGCTAAGTGCTGCCATTAGTGGAGCCCTCCCTTGGTTGAGGGCTTACCGTCGAAACCGATGGAATCCCATTTTGAATTATTAACGAAAGATTCTTGTGATAGGCCGAGAGCTTTACAGATCTGCGCATCACTTGCGCTTACTTGGCCGCGTGCATCACCGGCTGGGTGTTGCGTTTGGGCTTGCTCTCGCGTTTGAACTGGCAAGTTTTCAATGAATCCGGCCAGACTCTCGACGTTATCGCCGCACGCTTCTGCGAAGGCTTCAACCGCTGGCATCATTGCCGGTGTTACTTTGCCGTCGCTGATAGCTTTGGCCATAAGTTCGCCCTTACGGGTTGCCTTAACTTCGCCAAGTGCTGCGAGTGCTGCTTGAGCTTTGGCCGATTCTTCTTCGACTTCGCCTTCGAGTTCTTCTTTTTTGGCTTCAAGCTCTGCGACCCGTTGTTCGAGTTCGTCAACGCGTGCCTTAAGCTCTTCGTGCTCGCTTTGTTCTTCTTCTGCCGGTTGTTCTTCCGGTGCTTTCTCTTCTTCTTCCATGGCTTTTACCTTTGTTTCTGTTTCGGCCATAGCGAGGCCATAAATTGAATCTATTAATCCGAGTTTGAGCGCATCGGCTGCAAGCCATACTTGGCCGGTTGCCAGTTCTGCGACTTGTGCCGGTGTTAGACCGCGACCACGTGCGACTGTTGCCGCGAACATGTGACTTAGCTGATCGATCATGCGCTGCTCTTCGCTTATGTCTTCGGGTGTGATGGGGGATCCTTCGACGCCTGAACCTTTGTGGCTACCGCTTCGGACAACGTGAACCCGGATCCCCGCGTCTTCGTATGCTTGCGAACTATCGACCATGACCGAATACACACCGATGGATCCTACTTGTGCCGTTGCGTTTGCTTCGATGTGGTCCGTCTGGGATGCGAGCCAATAGGCCGCCGATGCTGCCATATCGCTGATCGCTGCTGCCGTTGGTTTTGTGGTGTGTTTGATTTGGTCCGAAAGTGCCTGAACGCCTGCGACGGTTCCACCTGGGGAGTCGATAACGAAAACGATTTCTTTGACGTCGTGATCTCGTTCGGCCGCTTCGATTGCTGCGCTTGCTTCAAGTGTCGAAGTCGCTGGCATACCTAACCAACGGATCGCCGCTGGAACTGATTTCATGATAACGCCGGTGATCGGGATGTATGCGCGACCGTCGGCCACTTCGTAGAGCACCTCGCCGAAACCACTTTCGACCATTGAACCCGCAACCGGATCAGTTGAATCGATTGAATGAACCGCGTGCGCGAATTGTTCGAGCTGCTTCGGTGCCATTGCCCATAAGCCACCCCATAATGCCGTTATGTTCGCTTTCATTCTTCGATTTCCTCTTCTGCTTCCATGGGTTCGGGTTCGGCTTGAAACCCGGCTCGCGCTGTTTCTGGGTCGCGCTGTGGCATCCTGAGAACTTTACGCACGAATGATTCGGTTACATCGTCGGCCGTTAAAACGCCGCTCATTGATAGGTTATGAACAACTGGGAGAATCTTGGACCAATCGCGGGTAGGCATGTTTTGCGCTGCCATCTTTGGAACGGCTACGCCTTCGCCGTAATTCATTCGAACGATTCTCTCGATTGGGCTCCAACCATCTGCGCCACTGTTGAACGTGTCAGAAATAAACCGCGCATCGCCTTCGAGTCCTATTTCGAATTGGCCTTGCTGACTGGTGGCCAGTGCGAACGATCCGGTTTTGCCGGTGAGTCCCAAAAGCATAAAACCCGCGCCGACGTTTACCGCGATATCCCGGTTACATCGTTCGATTGCTTCGCTTATTGCCGTACCGTCGCCTTGGCTTGTTGCTTCCCATGTGAACTCATAACCATGCGGCAGAATCAAATAGCCTTTTTGATGTGCTCGCATTTCGCTAAGAATCGTTTGCGCTGTGTCTATGTCTTCGTCGATTGCGCCTTCGGGTAGTCTGATCGTCGGTGTGCCGATTCCCTGCCGTTCGTGTTTGATGCTCTCGATTACTTGTAGAGCGATCTTGATTTTCCAAGGTCCGTAAGCTGATCGAAGTGTTGCCAGTCCTTCGAAGTTTGCGCCGTCTTGGTTTTCTGTGAACCTGATTAGGCGATCCGCCTCAACGCGCCGAAACCCTGCTTTTTCGCCATCGCTGCCGATGATGAATTGTGTGATCGCTTCGATTTGCTGGGGGTTCTGTTTTGACTGGTGCCACCGGTCCACGGTCCATGCTGGCCGGTGATGTAGGCCGGTGATAACGACGCCTTGGCCTTTGCCTGGATGGTTTGGAAATCGATCCGCTGGAATTGCTCGCGCTGCGTCGGTTTGTTCCAGTAGGCTAAACCCGCTGATCTTGTATTTTAGAATATGCTGAAGCGCTCGATCCCAATTGATGTTTTCAAAGAAACAGTAATCGCAAAACGCTGCGATTTCTCGATCGAGTTCTGAATTGCTCGCCGGTTCAAAAGTCCAATGGGCTGCGCGTAGTGGGCCGGTTACATAATCAAGCGACTTTCTAACGTGGGCGTCGCGGATCATCTTGTCTGCTATGCCGATGGTGTGGGGTTCGCCGTACCATTTATCATTATGTAAATTCGAATTGTGGTCGAGGTCGTCAATGAACCCGGCTCGAATGTTCGTTCCGGCTCCACCTTTGGGCTTGGCTCGTTCTTTGGCGTCCGGTGCCGTGGGTTTTGCGATCTCTGGCATGGTCCAAAGTTCGCTCGGCTGTATATCTTAGTTAAGCTAAATCGAACGAATGTCGTTTTTTTTATTTAGTTGTCAGAAAACCGGCTCGATACGCGTCTTAGAAACTGTCGAGATCGATGGAGTCTTTAACGGGCCGGTACAAGCTCTTTAAAATGTCGCGGGCTCTAGTGTCGCGCATTGTTGCGGCCAGGCTGGTTCGAGTGTTTAGGCTTTCCAAGTGCGCCAAGTAACAACACACCGAAAGACCTTCCGCGATATCAACGTGACGCTTTCGCCGGTCGGCGTCTCTAATATCCATTTGGCCGTCTAAGTCAGTTAAGCGCCGAACCGCTAACAACTCTTTGCGCAGTGTTGGATGTGGTGGAAGTCGAATCGTTTTACTTAAGATCCGTTGATGGAGTAACGCCCATGATGATTTGCGTTCGGCTTTGCCTTTATGCCATCCGTCAATGATTCGGCCAAAGCTGCGCTCTTTCTTGCACTTCTTAACCAATGCAATAGCCCACGGCATCACGCGAGTATCGACGCGCAGCGCGGTCATGTTCGGATAGAGTGGGATAATCATATCCAGGTGTTCGAGGATTTGCGCCGGGTTGATAACGCCGCCGGGTAGTTTCTTTGGATCGAATACGTCGATCCGCTCGACTTGCACGAACCCCCATGGATCTGGGCTTTTCTCTGGAACCTCGGACAATATGACAAGGCTCGTTAAATCGTTGGTTTTGGACGTATCAAGAAACGCGACGGATCGCCGGTCGCACTCTAGCCGGTTGCGCAAGGTGCCATCTATTACCGCGTCGATCTGTGGTTTGACGAGTAACGTTTCACCTTTGCGAGTAAACTGGTTGCCGACTTCTACCGCCACATAGGACCGCGTTGACTCTAACGAACCGAAAACAGTTTCGACGGTGTTGGTGATTTTCTCCGATACATCGGGGTTTACGATTTGCTGGGATTCGTAGAGATGCACGTTAGGCTGTGGGTTTGCTCGTAAGTGCTCGATCAACTCGGGGAACCAGTCCTTTTCTCCGCCGATACCTTCGACAATACCGGCCGAACTCATGAGCAAGATCCGGCCGTACCAGGGTTCCAGTTCTGAATGACAAACGGGGCAGTTCTCTGGGGCCTCTTGAGTCTTTGCCGTGTGTATGTGACCGCGTGGGCATTGTACGCCGTTCGCTTCGTAGACACTTGGAAGCAGCGCCATCATAGCCCGGCCTGGAACGTCGCGAGCTTCGTCTACGATTACATGGGTTCGACCTCGGCCAGTGATCGATCCGTGGCTTGTGCTCATGCCTTCGAAAAAGCTCTTCGTCTTAGCGCACTTGATCTCGCCGCGATGCTCGAACACCTCCAAGGCTTTGGCCATTTTCTTATTCTGTTTGATGATCAGGCTGTGATTCTCGCGAAACAGTGCTCGCATTTGGTCCTCACTGGAACAAATAAACGCGATCCGTTTGTGGTGTTCCTGAAGTAACAGGCTGAGCGTGTAGGCTGCCGTGCAATAAGTCTTACCGCTTCGACGTGGGAGACATAGCACCGACATAATGATCGGTTCGGCCTTTAGACCGTCGCAACCGTTGCCGGTGCAATCGCCAAAAGTAGCGCGAGCGTCTTGCCGTGTTTCGAATACTTGGCCCGCGACTGCCGCACATGGATCGCATAGTGCCTGGTGCTCTGTCTTTGACCAGGCCTTCCAACCATCAACCGGCGTAAAGAATTCGTCTTTAATCCAATCCCGGCCTTTGACGCTAAACTTCTTACCGGTTTTGTCTTTGATGTTTGCTTCGGCAAAGTCTATGCGTTGCTGAACGCTCGGCATCACATAAACGCTTGATCGTCGTCGTCTTTAGGTGCCACGACCTGCAACGTTTGCAGCAATTTGTTGAGCTGTCCCGTGATTCCAGACAAACAACGAATTTCATCGCTCTTGATTGTCTGCTCCAAAGCTTTTTGAGTTAGGATCCGAATATGTAATCGACATAAAAGCGCCGCTTCTGCCAGTGTTCGCCGGGATGCGTAGCTCTCGATCGGTGAATCGGTGACTAGTTCGAGGATCTGTTCTTCTACTTTGCCGCTATCTAGTTCAGCGATGTTCTTACTGATTACATCATCGAGTGTTGGTTCGGTTTTTTTCGTCATGGTTTGAACATAAACACCAAACGAACAAGTGTCGCGCTGTTTTTAAATCTTACTTTTGGTTTTGTTTATCCTGAATTTTATTCGGTGGCCTTTTCAAAGCGTTCTCAATTTGCGATTTTTTCGCGCTTTTTGGTTCGAAATCGTCAGAAAGTTCGCAGATCGCGAGTT